CAGCTCATCGTCGTCCAGCAGCTCCAGTTCCTCGAGCTCGTCCTCGTCAAGCAGCTCCAGTTCCAGTTTCTCAAGCTCCCTCTCCTCGAGCAGCCAGAGTTCCTTTTCGTCCTCGAGCAGCAGTTCCAATTCCTCCAGTTCGAGCCGATCATCATCATCAACGAGTTCCAGCAGCACGAGTTCGAGCTCATCGAGCACGTCGTCGTCCAGTTCAAGTTCCAGCATCGGCAGCTCATCCTCCTGGAGCTTTTCCTCCTCGAGTTCGAGCAGTGTCGCGCCACTGCGATTCCCGGACCTATCCAAAGGCGTAGACCTCGTCATCGGAGAGCCCATTGCGGATGCGGGTCTCCTGGCGTCCGATCCCGACCAGGGTCGGCGGCTTGTGACGACCTCTCATTACAAAGCCGCCCACAAGGTGACGCTCTCTGTGAGTTTCATGACGCAGGCGGACCGCCGCACGCTGGCGAGATTCTATCTTTCGACGGCCGTGGGTCCCGTCCGAACGTGGGAATGGACGCATCCCAAGAGCGGCCAGACGTACCTGCTCTCTTTCGATCCAGATTCGCCGCCGACCTGGTCCCGCGAATCCAGGCAGCCGGACAAGCATCACGCCGAGTTCACGGTGGTCGAGCACATCGCCGACGGCTATTTGACGGGAGTGTATGCATGAGAAGCAGAAGCATAGAAGCGTGGAAGCGTAGAAGCGTAAGAGGCAAAGAGCCTGTCGCCGGCAGAGGTTCTACCGCTCCAACACTTCAACGCTCCAACGCTCCAACGCACACCGGAGGTGTGGCATGAAAACAATTCCCGGAGATCTCCTAGAGGACCAGGCCAAAGTCAGGACCACGAGCGTCTGGGTCGAGCTGCTCGACTTCTCGCTGCCCTACGGAAGGCATCACAGGATCGCCAACAACACCGAGCCTGTCACCTGGCAGGGGAACGTCTACAAGGCCTCGGCGTTCGAGCCGGAGATCGTCGAATCGAGCAAGGACGCCAGGATGCCGAGCTACACGCTTCGCCTCTCGAACGTCTCCGGCGAGCTGGTCCAATGGCTCAGGCGCTCGGGCGGCATGGAGGGTCAGACGCTCACCGCCGCGCTCGTCAGGACGAACGATCTTGCGGCCGATTACACGGAGTACACGACGACGTATGACATCAGGGGCCACAGCGACGACGATGAATCGATCGAGTTCGAGATCGGAGGACCGAACCTCTACCGCTGGCGGTTCCCGTTCCGAAGGTACATGCCGAACCTCTGCGAAGTGGCGTTCGGCGGGGCTCTGTGCGGCTACACGGGAGAGCTGGTCTGTGGGACCTACACGCTGGCCCGCTGCCGTGAGCTCAACAACGCGGCCCGATTCGGAGGCACCCCAGGCCTCTCCCCGCAGTCATTGAGGGTAGTCTAAGATGAGTAGAAGCGTACAAGCGTTGGAGCGTAAAAGCGTTATCGGATGCGGCCAGGAGGCGGGAGAGTCTCACACGCATCCACGCATCAACGCATCTACGCATCAACGCACACCGGAGGCGTGCTAATGGGTTCCTCCCAAAGATCCATGTGGGCCAGCGTCGCCATGATCGCTCTCGCCGTCGTGGCCAGCTTCGTTCCGGGCGGCCAGGGCGCGTGGGCCCTGGTCTCCGTGGCGGCCAAGGCGGCCATCGTCTTCGCCGGCGGGATGATCATCTCGAGGGAACTGGCGGCCAGTCAGCCGAACAGTCCCGAAGGCTCGCAGGCCTATTCCTGGAACCAGCAGACTCTCCAGCGTGCCGGCGGAACGATGCCCAAATGCTACGGCCGCAACCGCTGTCACGGCAACATCATCGGCTGCTACACCGAGGAGGTCAACACCTGGAACAGTACGCCCACGCTGCTCAAGAGCGAGCAGAAATTGAACCTCCTGATCGACATGGGCGAGGGCCCGATCGAGGGACTCGTGGCCGACAGCGTCCTGATAAACGGCCAGCCGTATGATTACTGGAGCGATGTGACAGTTGAATTCCGCCGCGGCCTGGTCGATCAGGCGGCCTGCAGCAAGTTTGAGACGGAGTTGCCCCTGGAGATCCCGATCGGGATCCCCGTCACCAACACCGACGGCGCCAAGACGTACACGACGCCGGACAAGCACTTCGACGATCTCGATATCGTACTGGAGTTTCCCGAGGGCCTCTTTCGCAGGTTTGACGACGGGAACGTCGAGGCCTACGAGATGCAGTTCAAAATCGAGATTTCGATCAAGGATGCGGGCTCCTGGACCACGCTGGCAGAAACCGGCGTGCGGGGCTACAGCTACTACCCGCTTCGAGTCACCTATCGGGCCTCCGGCACATACGAGGGCGGATCTCCGGTCACGATCGTCAGGGGCAATCAATACGACGTCCGCGTGACGAAGATCACCAGCGACCACAACGCGGAAAACGACGCGGCCCAGGCCGCTCGATTCGGCGACGAGCTCGAGATTTACGCGGTCCGCGAAATCATCTCTGTCGGCTTCACCTATCCCGGCCGCGTGCTCCTCCAGGTCTCGGCCCTCGGCACGAAGGACCTGTCGGGCTCGCTGGACGTCTCGGCCGAGTTCGACGGCGCGATCGTCAATACCGATATGACGGGCGGCACGACGCTCGAGTACTCCAACAACAACGCCCACGTGCTGTTCGACGCTCTGACGATGCCCGTGATCACGGGCGACGGCGACGGCACGCCGTACGCGATCGCCGAGTACCGAGGACCCTGCGGACCGGACGCCCCGATCCTCTCGACGTTCGCCTCGCTCGAATCCTACGCGGCCGCCGAAGTCGACGACGGAGCCGGCGGGACCGAGTCCCGACTGACCTTCGACGGCTTTTTCGACACTGATTCGAGCGTGGGCGATGCGGTCACCGAGATCTGCGCCGTGAGCCGCTGCCATCTTTTGTGGCGAGGCAATCGACCGTACGTCCAGATCGACGCCGCCCGAACTCCGGTGGCCGTGCTCAGCGACGGCAATTGCCGAGGCAACGGACGCGAGACGCTGATCTCGATGGACGAGCGGGCCTCGGAGATCGAGGTCCACTATCGCGATGCCCTGGCCGACTACGAGCGCACGCCGATCCTGGTCCGCAATCCGGCCGTGAGCAACAACCACAAGGTGAGTCTCCAGGTGAACGGCGTCACGAAGCAGTCCCGCGCGGTCCGCCTGATGAACTTCGAATTGAAGAGGAACCAGTACGTCACGAGGCAGCTCCGCCGCACGATGCAGTTCGACGGCTGGGTCCTGGACGTCGGGGATGTGGTCTACGCCCAGCGGCCCCGCTACGCCTGGGGCGGCAGGCTGCAGGCGGTAAACGGCCGCCGGATTCGGATCGATCGCGACGTCAGGCGAAGCGCGTCCGATCGAATCATCGTGCAGGTGTTCAATTCCGGAACGGGAACCTGGAGCGTGGAGAGCCATCCGACGAAGTGGGTCGACGGGCGAACCATTCAGATCTCCGAGGATTGGACGGTCGAGCCTCGACCGGGCGATGTGTACCTCTTCGGCCCCAACGGAATCAGCAGCGATCTCTTTGAGATCACGAACCTCCGCCGCAGCGGCGACCACGAGTTCGTCGTGGATATGGTGACCTACGACGCCAGACTCTTCGACGCCGACGACACGGCTCCGACGATCGTGACGGACGTCGGCGTCAGCCGGGCCCAGCGGGGATCCACGAGCGTGATCGCCCCGGCCACGCAGGCCGAGGTCCAGAACGCCAATCCGCCGGGCGCCGAGCAGGTCTCGGCGATTCCGACGAACGGGACTATCGAACTCAAGAGCAACGTCAGGATCTACTGCGACGGCGACAACATCGTCCATGTGCAGCGATTGCAGAGCGGCATCTGGAAGGACATGCAGGCCTGGGGCTCGGCCTCGAGTTCGTCGAGCTCGCTGTCATCGTCTAGCTCCAGCAGTTCCTCAAGCTCGTCGAGTGCGGGGGCGTAAATGCGTAGAAGCGTTGAAGCGTATAAGCGTAGAAGCGTTAAGGGCTGCGGCGGCGAAATCACCGCAGGACTGTCTTGCCCGCATCAACGCTCCAACGCTCCAACGCTCCAACGCCCATCGGAGGCGTGCTAATGTCCGACATCATACAACTCAAGACCAACGTGCGGATCCGAGTCGACGCCTCGAACGTGGTTCACATCGAGCGTCTCGAATCGGGCCAATGGGTCAGCCAGACGCGGTTCTTCTCGGCTAGCAGTTCGAGTTCTTCGAGCACGTCCTCCTCGAGCAGCTCCTCCTCGAGCGCATAACCAATGAGGTCAACAAGGTCAATAAGGTCCTTTTGGAAACGGAGAAACGACATGACGGAAGGAATCGACTATCAAGCCATCCTGGTCGCCGGCAATCGCCGCATGACCGAGAACGATCTGGCCCTGCTCGTGGAGAGCTGCCGGGCCGTCGCCGCCAAGACCATCGTGGAGATCGGAAGCAAGGACGGCTGCTCCACGCTGGCGATGGGCCTCTGGGCGAAAGAACACGGCGCCAGGCTCTGGTGCGTGGAGCCCGTGCCCACCGGCCGCTGGTGCCAGAACATCCGCCAGGCCGGAATCGAATCGGTGATCGTGCCCCTGCGGCACTATTCGCCGTGGGTCCCGCTGGCCGAGATTCCCTGCCCGATCGATTTCCTCCTGATCGACGGCGACCATCGCACGAGCCGAGCGATCGCGGACTACATCTTCTGGGGCCGGTTCGTCCGCCAGGGCGGCCGCATCGCCTTCCACGACATCGACGGCGGCAAGGGGGTCGCGGTCGATATCCGAAAGGCCGTCGAGATCTGTGAGCGGGACGACAACCTCCACAGCGAGCAGGGTACCGACCGTCTGATCCACCAGGTCGCCAGAACGCCGGCCGGCCGCGATCGCGGAACGATCGTCTTCGAGAAGGAT